GATGAGTGGGCAAGGTTTGACCATTTCATGATTAACTGTTTACATTATTATCTTGAGCATGGCCTTGTATCGTATGAGCATAAGAATTTAAAGATTAGAAAACTTATAAATCAAACATCAAAGGAGTTTATTGATTGGATGGATGATAAAAAATTCACTCCTGGTCAACAGATAAACTATAAGCAATGGTATGAAACATTTGTCAATGAGTATGAGGATTTCAAAAAGTGGCTCACTAATAGAAATTTCAACTCATGGCTTAGAGCTTATTTTGAATTTAAGAAAATTGAGATTGATAATGTATCAAGCAATGGTCAAAGATACTATGAGATAAAATCTGACATTCCAAACCATAAAAAAGATGAGGACCTTCCATTCTAATAGAACAAACAAATATCCTTATGCTTATGATGAGCATGGCAGTATGGTTTCAATTGAGGTGGCAATAACATTTAGTCAAAGAAAATGGTATTTAGATCCTGGACTGCAGATTGAATTGAATTTACTTTGCAATTTACCTAAGCAAGTTGATCACTGGAGGACATTATCCAATCAAAAAATAAATATCAATGGAGTTGATTATATCTATTCACATGATAAAGACTCAGAATCATTTGAACATAAGCAGTTTAAATTCAGAATACTTGAAAAACAGTATATAAATATCAAAAATTATAGGGTATTTTTAGTCAATCCAAGGGAAGAGATACGAATCATTGACAGTAAATTCAGAGCAGATGTCATGGCAGAGCTCCCATGTGGCACCCCATGTGTCATTGAGATAATCAAAACAAGTGAGGTAAGTGATAGAAAGCTGGAATTTATAGAAAAAAATCAGATATTAACGTTTAAAATTTACATAGATGATAAAGGAAATCAAATCACTAAAAGAGATGATATTATCGGAGTTACAGAAATTAGAGAACTTGCACGAAGGATACAAGATGGAGAGGGAAAACTTGCAGAACTTAGAGATAAAATTTCAAGAGAGAGAGGAGAGAGAGAGAATGAATCACGAAAAAAAGCTATTGAATATACAGCAATCGAGAGAGATAAGTCAAATAAACTTACAGAACTCAGAGATAGAATTGCAGAACTTGAGGCAGATAAAAAAAGAGAACTTGAATCAAATAAGATTGAAGAGCTTGGAAGAGTTACAAAACTTAGAGAACAAATCAAACAACTTGAATACACAATTGGAGTCTATCAAAAATCAATACAACAACCATCCTGGGAATCTGAAATACCAATCATTGAAAAATCAATTAGAGAATATCAAGAGAAATTACGAATTGAAACTAACATACAGGCAGGACTCAACAAATCCTATATTGATATCATTGAAGGATACCAGGAAGAAATTAATAGACTTAGAAATTTGGAACAGGAGATATTCAAGATTATTGAGGACTGCCAGCCAGAATGGTTTGGACATCAACCCAAAGGAGTAGATAAAGTAAATCACATATTATATCATATATCATGAAACGATCTAACAAAGACAAACTCAATGCCCTCATGATGGAGAGCTTGAAACTGAAATACCCAAACATGCCAGAGGCATACATCCCTAAAACTGAATGGAATGATAACAATGCCAATGCCTTGACAAAATGTGTCATTGCATGGATCCAGTTCATGGGTGGTCAAGCTGAACGTATCTCATCTCAAGGTCAGTATAGGGAAGGAGCTAAGATACCAGTTGGCTCAGGTATGATGGCCCACACAAAGCAGCTGCCTGGCAAATGGACACCTGGACAAAGCACCAAAGGAACTGCAGATATTTCTTCAACCATAAGAGGGAGGTCAGTTAAGATTGAGATTAAGTATGGGAAGGATAGACAGTCAGATGCACAAAAGGAATATCAAGCAGCCATTGAGAGAGCAGGTGGAGTGTATATCATTGTGAGAGACTTTGATAGCTTTGTTGAGTGGTATGAGAAATTTACATTAGGATTATGAGTAATCCTAAAGATAAAGCAATCCAATTGGTTGCCATGCACATCAATCCATTTAGTCAGACTGGATGCTCACATCCAATACATACATTATTTAAAAGCACAGCCAAACAATGTGCATTGAACACAGTGGACCAAATGATCTCAGTACTTCCATTCACTGACCTAAACACTTCATTAGGTAAGTATTGTGAGAGTGAGAGAAACTATTTGAATGAGGTTAAAAAAGAGATAGAACAACTATGAAAGCAAAGCCATCCCCATTAGTCAGATATGATGTTTACATCAAGGCTAAGAAACGCAGAATTAGAAAAACAAATAAAAAAATAAGATATGAGTTTGAAATCGAATGAGTTAAGAATTGGTAACTATGTCAAAGGAATAGGCCACAAAATATCATGGTTGGTTGATGGTATTGAAAGTGAATATATTTACTCCTCTAAGTCATGGAGGTTGTTGAGTTCATTTGAGGGGATAGAATTGACTGCAGAATTATTGAAATACTTTGGTTTTAAATTAGTTTGGGCTGGCAGTGGTGATGGTAGTCTATACAGATTTGGAGAGAAATGCAATACAATGGAGCTAATCAATCGAGGTTATGGATTTAAATACAATACATTCAATGCATGTGAGATTGAAATTAAATACGTTCACCAGCTCCAAAACTTATACTTTGCACTCACTGGGGAGGAATTAACAATTGTATGTTAATAACTTTAATTTGTATATATGCAAAAATCACTTATCTTTGTAGAAAATAATAATAACCACTTTATGACAAAAGAAATCAAAACAGCCACTGAGAAAATCAAGGAGCTGAATGAGTTGGGGGGAGTCCTAACTCTACACCAAAAGTTACACAGGGCAAAGTTAGCCATTGGGAAGGTAACTAAGAATGCAACTAATCCACACTTTAAGAAAGCCTATGCCGACATCAATGCGTTGATAGATGCTGTTGAGCCAATCTTATTAGAGAATGGTCTGCTATTATTACAACCTATCCAGGGCAATAATGTCTGCACTCAAATCATTGACATTGACTCAGGCACCATGATAGAGTCATGCATGGAGTTACCAACTAACTTAACACCCCAGCAGATGGGATCGGCCATAACTTATTTTCGTAGATACACCCTGCAAAGTAGTATGAGTCTGCAGTCAGTAGATGATGATGCACACATGGCAGAGCAGGCAGTTAAGCAGCCAGTCAAAGAGACATTATCTGCAGATAGATTTGCAGGTGCATTGACTAAGATTGCAGCCGGTGAGTACACTGTTGAGAAGTTGAAAGCTCAGTTCAACCTAACTAAAGAACAGGAGGCACAGCTATGAAATGGAGACCATCACAATTAGGTAAGCTCATGACCAACTCAAGGAGCAAGTCTGAGCCATTGTCTGAGACTGCAAAGTCTGAGATTCGTAAGATTGCTAAACAGGACTTTTACGGATACACTACAGAGATAAAGACTAAGCCAATGATCAAGGGCACTGATTGGGAGCAAGAAGGTATCAACCTGCTTAATAACGTTAGGTTTACCAACTACACTAAGAACACAGTTAGAGTTGAAAATGAGTACATGTCTGGATGCTGTGACATCATAACAGATGACCTCATCATTGACATCAAATCATCATGGTCATTAGATACCTTTCCGGCAACACCATCGGAAGGAGATAACTCAGACTATGAGTGGCAGGGTAGAGCTTACATGTGGATATATGATAGGCCAGCATTTGAGTTGGCTTACACCATGTACACAACTCCAGATGAGTTACTCACTGAGTGGGATAACCTATCTATCCATCGAGTAGATCACATTCCAATGCACCATAGAGTAACTGTGCTCAGATATGAACGTGATGAGGAGATTGAGGACTTGATAAGAGAGAAACTCATTTACTGTAATGAGTACTATAGTAAGTATATTAATGAACTAAATAACAAATAACCATGGACAAAAAAGAATTTTACCAGCAGGCTGTATTGATGGCATTGAACGGCCTGCTATCAAATGGAGCTCAAAGATTAGAAGAGGAGTACTTAGAAAATCATGCAACTGTGGCCGCAATGGCTCATCTATATGCAAAGGCAGTTACAGATAGAACATTTATTGAACAAACTAAAATATAATACAATGGACAAAACACAAATTGTCACTCACTTAGTGGCTGCACTACTCACAAACAGTGAGAGACTTAGAGACATCAGATTTTCTTATGATGCTCAATCACAATCCAGATTATCAGATCATGAGGTTGCTGTTGATTATGCTTGTATGGTTGCAGATTATATCATTGATAGAACCATTGAGCCAATAGAGTTC